CAAGCTTACTATTAGACACAGTAGGAGCAATAGCCCTAAGATGAGTGTTGCGAAAGCCAGTCCCACGACACCACAAAGGTTCACCATATACTTCAGCCAAAGCTCTAGATGCTCTTTCACTTTCAATTTTAATTTGCGAAAATATTTTTCTGGTTTCAAATTGTGCTTGTAATCCTTCAAATGGGATTCCGTTTTGCTGGAGGTAAGTGTGCCAGCCCAATACTCCAAGGCCAAGTGCTCTGCCTTTTTCTGCCGATCTGACCGCGTTTTCAAACCCTTTAAGACCTTTTGCTTTTTGGACAAACTCTTCGAGTACTCCGTCAAGGAACCATACAGCATCGTAGATAAGGTTCGTATTTTTCCATTCTTCATATTTAGTTAAATTTACTGATGACAAACAACAAACAAAGCTATGTGATTCATCTGTATGTAATGTAATTTCACTACAGATGTTTGTCATATGTACTTTTAAAGCGTTTTCTTTATATGCTTTTGGATTTGCTTTGTTAACATTTCCTTTAAACATAATATACGGCTCTCCAGTTGCTTTTCGTTTTCTAATAAGTTTACTCCATCTAGTCCGCGCCTCCGGATCTCCTTGTTCAAGGCGTCGCATAAACTTATCACCAACAACTGCGCATTGATGAAGGTTGAGCGACTGTCTGTTAACATCGCCTTTTGGTTCTCTAATTTCAAGCCACTCTTCAAAATCGTTGTGTTCAATATTGATGTTGACTGATGCTGCGCCTCTACGAACAGAGCCTTGATTAGTCGCGAGGATAGTTGAGTCGTAGATTTTGCAAAAGGGGACAACTCCGTCTGATGTTCCATTACCTGTTATTGTTGCTCCGGCAGGACGTATCATATTTAATCCGATACCAACTCCCCCGCCGTGTTTAGCTAGTAACATCATTTCTAAATTTTTACCTCCTATATCGGCAATGCTATCACCTACATCAATGCCAAAGCAAGAAATAGGTAACCCACGATCAGTGCCTGTATTACTAAGTACAGGGCTAGCGAGGTTAAGCCAGCCTTTCCAAATATAATTAAAAAACGTTTCACTTAATTCTGGTTTGTACAATCGTCTTGCGACTGTTGTTGCGACTCTTTTGTATGCATCACGGGGCGACTCACCTTGCAATAAATATCCCCCGGATATAGTTTTCTTGTATACGTCGGTATCTCCCCAAGCTGGGTAGTCAATACCTTTTTTCCATTCATTATTCCACATTATTTAAAAAATAAAATTGCGTAGGCTATAGCTACGTTTAAATTAACTAATACTAAGTTCCATTGCTTTGCTACAAATACTTGAGGAATTGATATTACTCCGGCAATAATATATGTAACAACACCTGTTTTGTCAGGCAGTATATGCGGGGATAACATCATAAATGCTGTCCCCATATATCCTAATCTACTCGATAATCTTTCTATCGGTGTTAACCTCTTCTGTCTTACTAGGCTCTTTAGCCACTTTCTCTTTAAGCTTTTCGATTGCATTATCGTATCCTTCTAATTGTTTTAATATTTCTTGATGGCCAAACACCATTGTTTTTAAATTGTTAACTTCGTTTATTAATTGCTGCAACACATTTGTTACTGCAGCCATACGCTTTTCAAGTGCGTCTGTTCTACTTTGTTTTTGACCTTTCATAATCTATCATTTAATTCGTCCCACATTTCATCTTCACTTAGTAAATTACCAAATGTCTTCAAAGTCCTCGCCTTCACCAGCTTTCGAATAATCCGTCGGCCGAACCGCGAAAAAATCAGTATGAGTATGCCCCCCGGTAAGATGGTAGAACCAATCAAGATTGCTTGCTGCGTTTTTGTCAAATGGGATATGCGACTTAAGATCCGCGTAACCGAGTTCAACGAGTTTTTCATTTGTTCTCTTTTTTATAAAGTGTTTTAAATCATTTGCTTTAATGCCTTCAATGTCACCCATCTCAAACATTTTATCTATATACTTACATTCAAGTTTTACCATTGTTTCAGCAGCATTTATTATATCTTTACGACATAATTCTGCTAATTGATTGTTTTCACTGCACATATCGCGGAACAGTTTACAGCCCATTTTACTGTGTAAAGATTCATCGCGAACACTCCACTTCATTTGTTGTCCGATACCTTTAAGTAAATTGCGTAACTGGAAACTATATAAAACAGCAAAAGCTGAATAGAGACTAACGCCTTCTGCGAAAGCTGAAAAAATTGCCAGAGACTTTCCAATACCAACAGAACTTGAACCGCTGTAAGCAACCAAATTATCAAATCTTTCTGCAGTTGCGGGCTCGTGTAAGAATGCTTCATAATCTTCTAATCCTAATGTTTCATTTAAATAACTATAAGCTACGGCATGTATTGTTTCTTGCGATCCAAACATCATAGCCATTTGTTGTATCTCGTGCTTAGGAAACCAGCTTACAACTTTCTGGGTCCAATAATCTGACACTGCACATTCGGTTTGTGCAAAACCTAAAAGTATATTACCTACTAGGTTTTTTTCCTCACCGGTTAGTTTTTCTTTCCAGTCTTTAACATCACCTTGCATTGGTATTTCAGTGTGTAACCAAAATGCTTGCGCTTGTTTTAACCAGCCTTCATTATAATAATCAGGATATTCAAAAGGCTTATATGCTATACGTTCATCAAATAATCCCATTAGTTTTCTATTTCAATTGCAATGTCAATAAATGGTAAATATATAACGTGCTGATGGTGGGTTTCGCCATGATATGTGCGCATTCCCACTACAATACCTGGATATGTTCCTAAACTAATTGACCAATCTTTTTTCTTTTTATTATTCATATACTTTTATATTATGTTCATCGTGTAATTTTACTATATCTTTATATTTTACATATCCTTTTTGATTGATAGACCACTTAACGAATTTATCAATCTGCCGCTCTTTATACTTTTGGCGGGCTACGTGTTTCGAGAGTTTAGGATTAACTCTATTGTTCTGTCGCATTCAGCTTGATTTTGTGGTTTATATAATGTGTAACTAGGAAACTGCTGTGACACTAGCAACTTAAATAGCTTCCAACGTATTGGAAAAGATTCATTTGCTCTGCCCTTAGTTTCAATAATAAAGTCTTCACCTATAAAGTCAGGCGTATATTTTATTGGTAATATACGTTTACTGCCTCTATTTTGATAACTACCTTTACCATTAGCTTGTCTTTCAAAAGCTTCGTTTTCAAAATGAAAACCATTAATAAGCACAAAAGTTTCACCCTCATACTTAGCTTTAATTTTAGCTTTCTTCAATCCCATATACATATAGCGCTCAAGTCCTGAAGCAAAGTTGATACCATCATATGATACCTTCTTCGCCTGCACAGGGCCTCGCTTTTTTCTTTTAAATGTTTTTCTTCGCATCTCTAATATAACATTCTTCTACTTCATTGCGAAGTACCATTCGTGCTTTTTCTAAATAGTTAACAGCATCCATAAGTTCTTCTTGTAAATGTTGCAGCCATTTGTCAAGGGGTTGATCATCATCGGCAAGTGTAACGCCATACTTTTTAAAGCCAACGTCAGATCTGCTTTGTATCTTATCAACTACTTGTTTAATTATTTGATCTCTCATATTGTATCTTTTACGAATGTTCCGTTTACCATAGATCCAGTTCTATTGCTGATTTCGCCATAGGCAGCATCAATACAATACTCAATATCGACACCAGCCAAAGTGGCAAGATTGGTAAGTACCACAACGGCATCGCCAATAGCGTCAATAATATCTGCTTGATTATTCTGAAGTATTGCTTGCGCAAGTTCTCCGGTTTCTTCTTGAAGTTTAACATATTGTGTTTTTATATCGCCGCTATCAGTAATGCCGCGTTCTTTAGCCCAATCGCGAATTAAATCAAATACATTATTTGTTGTTATCTGATCTGTTTTTATTTCGTTGTAAATTGGCTCTGCAATGAAAGCTTCATGGTAAGCTTTATTATATATATAACAGCGATCGTTATTGTACATAGACATTTTTGCGTTTGCTACTATCCAAGGTATTGTTTTAGTTGATATTTCAAATGCACCTAGCCAAGAGTCCCACTTGGTTGCTAAGTTATCCATTAGCGCTCCCATTAATTTATTAACGGGCACTGGAAACGCTCAAGATCGGATATATAATTTATATCTTCACTTTGATCAAGAACTTCATATTCAGAAGGCTTATAGCCCTGTTGTTTAGTAACGCGTATAAATAAATTACGTGTTACACCTATCTTCTTACCTGGTATGTGATATAAATAATACATAATTTATATTGCTACAGGTGCTGGTATATGAGGACCGTGTTGATAATCAACTAGTCGCACACCTTTGTTAGTACAAAATTTATATGCAGGCATTGTAAAAGTTTTTTCATTAAGATACTTGTTAACCGCTTCAATCTGATTTGTGTATACGTGGGCATCAATTATATTAACAGCTAACTTACCTACTATAAAACCAGTTTTGCTTGCAACATAATTTAATACCAGTGTAAACAAAGCTACATCATACGGCACACCTAAGTACACATCTCCAGATCTTTGTACAACAAACATATTAAGTTTATCGTTTTCTACAAAAAATTGAAAATACAAATAACAAGGAGGCAAAGCCATTTTTTCTTGCTCGGCTGGATTCCACAAAGATATAACATGACGGCGGCTATCTGGTTGCTCACATAAACTCCATATAACGTCCTTCATCTGATCAAAACCTTGGCTATTAAAGTTTCTAAGCTGATGCCCATAAACAGGCCCTAAATCGCCATTTTCGTCAGCCCACGCATCCCAAATTTTTACGCCTGCTTTTTTAAAACGCTTAATGTTTGTTTCGCCATTTAAAAACCATTTCATTTCGGTATTAAATACTTTAGGAAACATTTTACGTCCTGTAATTACTGGAAATCGATTGCTTACATCAAATTCCATACTTTTATTAAATACAGAATAACAACCAACACCTGTTCGGTCTTCTCTATAAACAGAATTATTACTTAAGCATTGCTGGAGTATATCTCTATATTGTAATTCATAATCCGTACTTTTCATAATAGAATACATATAATTCAAATATTTTAGGCCATATCTGATGCTCATCGTACTGATACGGGCTACGTTTAACTTTATTATTTGCTTTAACATCTACCCACCATTTACGAGGCTCACTGCCGGCTACCGCAAAGGGCGAAATTGCTATGTTGTTTCTTAAACACCAAAGATAAGCATTATTTTCCAAATCGCTGCGGTTATAAGGCAACATTGGTTTAAAAAATCCTTTCTTTTTTTTACTTAAACCGCTTCCCATGGTAGGGGATCATCATTAATAGTTACATCTTGATGAGGTATAAAGCAACCTGACTTTGGCTCCCATTTAAAATGAGCTTCAGCACCATTCTCGCCAAGGTTTTGAAACTTAACTTTAAGTACCTTAGCTTTAACGGTTTTAGCTTCATAATTTCTATGCACTAATATGCCATGATAACTTGCATCATACCATTCACCTCCACCTTTTATGTTATACATTGTAGGCTCTTCTATTTGACCATCTGAACCTTTATACATTTTAGTTGGGTGTGCCACAATAAATACTAATACATCATACTTCTTAGCAAAGATTTCAATCTTAGTCAAGTATTCCATTGTATATCTATTTACATCTTCGGTTTTGCAATCAACATCTCTTACTTTATTAAACGGATCTATAACAAGACACTTAATGCCTTTACGTTTAACAAGCTCAGCACCTTTACGAAGCACTGACTCAAGCGTGTAACGCTCCATATCTATAAAGAAAAAGTTGTCGTTTACATGTTCAGCCACTTGATTCCATTTATCACTCCCAATATCTGCTTTGCGCGGCATATCTTGCCACACTTTGCGCATTAGCTTGTGTGCGTGGAGATAAGTCGGAGCATTTTCAGGCGAAGCGAAAGCTGTTTCCATCCATAGTTCGCATTATAGCCGACACACATTTGATCGACAAAATCTGATTTACCCGAACTTGGTATACCAGTGACTGTAATAAATTGACCAGTGTAAGTTGAAAATATGTTATCGAAATTTGATAAACCAATTTGATACCCGGGTTTGAAACCATTCGTAACAAAGTCGGTAACTTCGCCTTCAATATCTTTGAACGTTGTGACGTTTTCAAGTGGGACAGGTCGTGCTTTGGCAATACGCTTTGCCAGTTCTTCTTTTCCATATTCTAATAAGTATTCGTTTGCATCTTTGCAACCATTAAAATCAGCCAAATAACACACTTCAGCGCCAAGTCTTCTTACAAGCTCTCGTTGCAATGCCTGTCCTGCTTCATCTGCGTCTACTGCTATAATTATTTTTTCTTTATCTTCAAAATAATCAATACAATTATCTAAGTAATCTAGGTTGTTTGTATTTAGTGTAGCGCCATTAGGAACAGATACTACATTATGTATACCTGCTTCATATAACGAAAGGGCGTCCATCTCGCCTTCTACTATAATAGCATACTCATAACCGACTACGCTATTAATATTATAGAAAACCTTTTCGGCACCCTTATATAATTTAAAATTCTTACGACCATCTCTGTATTTAACATTAATAAGTTGGTCGCCCATATAGTAATTAAACTGTATGGTATTCTCGGTCTTACCGGTTTGTGGCATAAACTCTTGGCCCTCGGTTACTTTGAGAGCCTTGAGTGTCTGCTTTGATATACCGCGCGATTCAAACCACTTCTCAACGTTAGACGAAACATCGTGTATAGCATCAGGCGTTTCCGGTCTGATATATACTTTTTCGCTAGCGCCTTTACGCTGATAAGTATGTAATTGAAATGTGCTGTCACAATTATGGCAAGTTCCGAGACCCCGTTCCCAATCATAAGAAGCACACTTTGCTTTCTTATTTTCAGGTTTCCTATCTTCAGAACACATAGGGCAAGTACCCTGTGACGCTCCTACTTTTAGGTCATGTTGATTAAACTGGTCAATCAAATATCCATTGATCTCCGAATTGTTAACTTGCATTTAATTTAATTTAATTTACCATTCTTCTTTATCTCTACATTTAGGGCATATATCGCAGAAGTCATATTCCTCCTGCGATATTTCCTTTTCACAAAATTCGCACGTTGGCATTAGAACGGCAAATCTTCTTCAACAGCAGCCGGCTGAGCAGGTGCGCTTGGCGCTCCATCTCTAGGCGCAGCGGCTACATTATCACCATTAGTCCATACGACTTGTACATTACCAAGGTAAACCTTGTTTTCTTTTGCGTCACGCTCTTCTTTAGATTGTGAAATAATAACAGGCCCTTGATTATTAAACTGATCAAGTTCGTCGTTTATAGTTATTGTAATAGGTAAATACTTACCTTTCTTACCATCGATAATTTTAGTTTTATCGATTTTTGTCAAGTCTATACTTGTTTTAATTATTGAAGCCATACTCGTTCAAGTTGTTGAAGGTTCTACGTAAAGCATCTAGTGATACACCGTTGTTGCGGCGTAAGTTATCTACTGCTTTTACATGGTTTTGGTTATTATAAAAATTACTCTCACTGGTTTTAATTCCAGTTACATTACACACTTTCATTTTTCTTCGTGCCATAATATTTGGTTTTAAAGGGTTTTATTAATAAAATAATTAGTAGGATCAAAATCCTCGTTGTTGTAAAATAGATCGTATGCAGCACTTGCATCTTCTACTTTGCGTTTACCTGCTTCATAAAAATCAGGCGAACAGTCAAAGATACCAATAATATGCGAATTTTTGTCTATTGCAATGAATAAAAATTCGTAACCAAATAACTTACTATAAATATAAGCTTGGCTGTCGTAGTTCCATTTGCGTGCACTTGAACGAAAACCATTTACGTTACTTGTTGTTTTCAAATCAATAATAAGCTTCTCATCGTGATTAACAATATCAGCTTTACCTTTCCACATATTATTTTCCAGCTCAATTATGCCGGGTACTTCATACTCTACATTATCACCTTGAATTAAACTCTTCGCAGTATCATTGGCTAAAAGTATTTCTCGCATCTTCTGTACATTATCAACTTCTTGTTGAAGCATGCACATTTCTCCGCCAGATAACTCTTTATACTTTTTCGTATTCCTTGTACTTGCCTCAATAATTTTGAAGCGTTCTAATTTGTCCGGCTCAAGTATAGCCGTGTGAAAGTAACTACCAATAATTAAATTAGGTGATGCTTTCGTTGGCTGCCCATACTGCAAAGGGTCATTCAGTAATGTTCCTATATCAGAGTTGCTTAAATATTGTTTACCGAACGCACCGTAGTAATGTTCGTCATTTTTAAGCTTTTCTAAAATTTCAGGCTTGTTCATACTTTTTAAGTTCTGCTTTAGCAGCGGTGTCTACCTTGTACTTTGCATTGATTGCAGTGATTGATCCGCCAGATTTAATATACTGAATTGCTTTATCAAACGCATCAGTGCCAGATTTTAATACCGGCTTTTCTTTCTTTTGGTCACGGCCCCCAATGTTAGTAGCATCAGCATCAGCAGTGTCATCAATAAGCAACAAATTGCCTAAGGCATATTTCTTACCATAACTTGAAGCAGATCCAAACTGTTGAGGCACTTGCATACCCTTTTGATTTAAATCTACACCTACTATAGCTTTAGCAGTAACAAACATTGCGCCCTCTGCATCTACAATAGTTGCATGAGACTCAATAACACCTTCGCCTAAATAGGTTTCATCTACAGTAAAGTAAACGTTGTACTTATTATTAAATGGCTTTAGTGCTTCAAGTATATCTTCAGCAGATCGGAAATTGTACTTCCCGAATGAATTAAAGCGACTCTTCTTTGCTTTAAATTCTTGTTGAATTTTACTTAATTTCTCGTGAATTGTCATATATATATTATTACGTATTTATTACTTAACCTACAGATAATCAATAACTTGGTTCGATGGAACGTTATCAATTAACTTTTCTATTGCCGCCTTTTTAATTTCAGATACACGTACGTAATTACTTACCCCGTCTATATTTAATTTAGCAGCGATCTCCTTTGCTGGGTGTTTGTCACAGTCTAAGCCATAAGATAATCTTATTACTTCATACTCTTTATCACTTAAATGCTCACTCATAAGGCCGAGTAAATAAGCATTCAGCAAAGCTATGTTATAAGGTTCGGAATTGTCCGGCACTTGAAACATAGGGCTTTCGTTTTCACTTTCAAAATTCTCATCTATTGATGCAAATATTTGGTTAAAAAAGGTTTCAACTATTTTTTTGTCTTTACCATAATTTTTACGTATCTCATTTAATTTATATTCTGGTATACGCATATCACCTCTATTTATATCTATAGCTCTTCTAATAGCACCTCGTATTCTTTTAGCTAAAAATGATTTGAGTGTTTTTTCAGGGTCATCAGACTCTTTAACTTTATCCCAAACAATTCTATCGCATGCTACAATTAATCCTATCGCACCCTCTTGTATAAAATCATTTATACTAAGTACACCTGACGCTTGTTGCATTGTAGAAAACTTCCGCGCTATATTTTCTACTAACGGCAAAAAAACATTTTGCAGTTCTTCTCTAGTATAATCCCAAAAGTCTTTACTAGGTATTCTTTTTATTACTATATCTAGATCTTGTTTATATCTAATATAGTTCTGCACATTATACTTTTTCATTCAAAAGTTCTTTCTCTTTGGTTAACTCATGCGTCATATTCCTGTACACCGTACGGGTTGAAACACCGAGAACTTTAGCTATTGCTGCAACGGTAATTTTTTTATCATCATCGTGCAGTAACAACATTGTTTCATATATATCCTCTGGGGTTGCCTTACTCCCTCTTCCTATAAGCTTACCTACTATAGATAATTTTTCACTCTTCGTCAACCCTGTGTTATCTTTAAAAATAACTTTTCTTAGTTTATTTTTAGGTGGTTGATCCAAATCCATCATACTGATTTCATAAATCATTGTCTTGAGTAGTAGCTCAGGCATGGTAAAGGTAGCAAATCCATTTGACTTTTCAGCAATAAACCATGCTAATTCTTCAAACTTATCAGGATTTAACTGAGGATTGAGGTACCAAAGAACAAGTAAATGCCACTTTAACGACTTATATGTTGTTATCTGTGCTTTACTTCTAAATAATGTATAGCATTCATGCGTCCCGTGCTCATAGAAATAACCCCACTTATAAACTTGTGTGGGTTTATCACTGACCGGATCACGCCGATAGACTATATTATTATTATTTAAGTAAAACATTTTACGTGACATTAGCCTGTTACTTTATATACTTAATTAGCTAGCGTCACACTTTTGACGTACTAATTTTAATTTTCTGTTTATACCATTCATTATTTGCTATTGCAAATTTATACTTTTTCTGCGAATGGTCGTACAATTTTCTGCTCATTTTTATTTGCTATCTTATATTTATCCCCTTCATAGTAGTTCCAGTAAGCCGCTATGCTATCATTTTCAACCTTATATTCATCTGGCATACACTGTGGAGGTTCTGTAAAGAAACCGTCAATCATACCGTTAGGAGGAACGTGTAGCGGTATTTTACATTTAGTAATGGTTAAATGTTCTTTGCCATACCGTTTTGTATACTCATCACCTAGCGCCATCATATAATTGTATACCCACATATATTGACTTTTATTACTTCTAGTCCATATTGTTGATGGGTGATTGTAATGTGCTTTTTTATAAGGTACAAAAGTTTTGTAATTAAAAACCTCAGCCCAATGATGATGCGCTGTACAAAGCATTTGCGCGGCTTCTAAGACCATTTTGACCTTATGCTTATCGTAATGATAGCTAGCAGCTATAATAGGATCTCTATCGAGATAAAATAAATTCATTACAGTTCTTGATATTTGAATACATCAAACACTTTATTGTGCAATGCTTTACCCGTAGAGTTACTTAAACGCACATCTTCAAATGTACTTTCGTCTACATCTTTGTATACATATAGCCTACCGTTTTTAAAGTTAACTAATAGTTTTTTACTGTCGTTGTAATAGCTCACGGTGTCTACCATTGATGAATCTACTAATATGTGTTGTACTTTTGTGCTCATAAATTTCTAATTTTAGTTTCTATTCTATCTATTTTATTCTTAATTATTGCCGCCTTCTCGTATTGCTCCTTATCTTCATAAGCTTGGAGCAGCGTCATAAGCCGGGCTAGCTCAGCTAATAACACTTCTTCATCAGATGCATTACCTTGATTACCAAACACATCTTGTTGTAAGGTTATTTCAATGTCTTGTCCCGATGCTTTTACTTGTTCGATGAATTGTTGGTCAAGATCTGCTTGCCTATTCATTATTAGTTTAAATACTTTTTCTGCTAACAAGTCCGAAAACTTTTCCATTTCTTCTTCAGTCATATAATTTAGTTAGTATGTATTTTGTTACTTCTACTCTTCGTTTACAATATTTAATTTGATTTTGTTTTACTTCTTTCCAATCTTCAATTCCAGTCCATCCGCGGCCATCCCAACGCTCTGCATCTTTAAGTTCATTTGTTGCGGCACCGAGCTTAGCCATCATATAGTTTTCTGCTCGTTCGTGTATATCTAGTTTACTCATAATCCTGATTTTTTTAAAAAATAATTATATACTTCTGGTATATGCTTTTTGTAGTAAGGTTGTTCTGATGCAACCCAGCTTTTTAATGCTTTTCTATTTGGAAAACTCCAGTTTTTAGCATTACCGCTGTTTACCATGTCAAATGTTGGCTCTATATCGTCAATAAAGTTGCCGACTGTCCAACCTTCCCATATGTGTTTATCTCTATTCATTAGTGAAATATTAATCCTACTTTTTTGTTTTTACTAAACCATTTAGTTGCAAATAAATCTACTTTGCTTGCATTTACAAACCCAGCACGGTCTAGCTCTTGCTCTGATTTGAATATTTTAGTAAACCTATCCTGCTCATAATCAATCATATGCACCTGCTTACCTGCATTACTGAATATAATGTCATAGTTGTTGGGCAGATCGGTTTTGTGTACAAGATCTACCATATTAGTGTACGAATAAAACTTGACGTCGGGGTTGTGTATAGCAACCGTTATCCACTTTTTTAGATATGCGCCGGAATAATAATCACCGCTATCATGGACACGTACGTAATCGGGTTTCTTACGTTTTATTTCAGCATTCATTGCATCTACAAATCTGTCCGTTTTAGTTAGCTCATAGCGCTTTTCAAAAGCAGGTTTCACATTGCTCCAGATATATGCGCCTTTCTTAGCATAACAAAACTTTACACAGTCTTTAGCCATTGGGCATGTCAGTTTACCGCTGGCTGATTTGTATGCAGGTATACCGAAATTGAATACCCGTACGCCAAGTTGTTTACTCGTATTTTTTAGTTTACTGTTTTGCGTTAATAAATTCATCACTTAGTAATTGTTTTTTAAGTGCGTACAACTTATGTATTTCAGTGTGCATAAACTTTATTTGTTCGTTCACTGCTGTAACGTCGTTGCATTGCGTTTCTTTCATACATATTATCGTTAGCCGTTCGTATTTAGCTTGTAAATCTTTATCCCAGCTGCATTCATTTTCAAACTGCTTTAGTCCGTAAATTACTGTTGCATGGTTACGACCAACTATTTCACCGATCAATCTCAGTGAATATTGGGTATGTTCTTTAGCAAGTTTGTAATATAACCACCGGTTAATTACTATCTCGTGGTCGCGGGACGAAGATAATATGTTTACCCCCGTACCCATAACTATATCTTTAATGGTGTGTAGATCTTTCATCAGTCTAGTAATACCATATAAGCTTCAGGGTTGGCGCGTCGAAACCAATCCAAGCCTTTACGCATTTCGCTTATTAGTTTAGTGTTAGCGCTCATACCACTCATGACAAATTCAGCACCTTTAATGAAGTCATACATACTTAACTCTTCAGCTGTAAGGTCAATTGACTCGCCCGTATATGGGTTAGATACTGTTTCGCCTTTGTCATATATTTGTCCGTCAAACCACTTAGGCAGTGGCTTCTGTAATAGTGTCGGCTTCCCGTTCATATCCTTTATTTATTAGTTCATCTTCTATTTCTTCTTTAATATCTTCTACCATACTGCCGTATGATTCTTCAACCGCATCTATAAATGGGTGCCAGTCTAAGTCGTCAATATACATACTATTTCCGTTTTGTATTGCTTCCGCAATTTCATCTGACAAATCATTTTCGTAGTAATGTACATCTTCACTTATACATACGCTATCAACATTATTAGTAGCGATAAACACTTCGTAACCGTCTGAAGTGGTTTCGGAGTAGCAATAAAAATCTAAGCTACTGTTTTTCCACTCATCTGTTACTTCGCATTCGTAGTGCTTTTCAAGTAAATTCCACGCTTTTGTTTCGTCCATATCGTGGTACTCTAAATAGCCACGCTTTTCTAACTCACTGGTTATCAACTCGTCGGTGATTATTTTTTGTTTTAGTGGTGCGTGCTCTGTACCCATAAAACCCGGTAATTTATTTAAAGGATTCTCTTCCATTTTAGTCTTCGTTAAAAATTAAATATATACTATCCCAGCTTCTTACTTCACACATATCGCAGATATAACCGAGCTGGCCTATGGTTAAGTCTACTACAAATTTATTTTCATTCAAACCTGCTTCAGCCTCTTCAGCTAAATATGGCCACTTACTTTTGTTTTCAATTAGTTTTACTCTGTACTCATCTTTGAGTCGTTGGTAAAGGGTTTTTAGTTCTTTCATACTTATATTATCTATGTTTGTCCGTGTTTAGTTTGTGAATTAGTTCGCGCACCGCGATTTCAATCATTGCATACGCTTTATCACCTGTGTCTTGTATTACTCCTGCGTCTAACATTTGGTTTTCAATTATCTGCCACATATGTTCTTTAACGTACTCTTCAACGCCGGCTACTGTTGCGCTTATACCGTCTTGATCTTCGCCGGTAATGTTATGCTTGTGTATAGCAAGTATGGTATTCGTCATATCTCTATCCATCGTATTTAAATTTTAGTTTTATACTATTAGTTTTAAAAGCAGTGTTGTATTCTTTAAGAAGGCCTGTTGCTTCAATAACTGTTTCTGCCTCGTCTATTACTTCTCCTTTGTATATCAATTGATACACGCCTGTTTTATTATACTTCACTCTCATTTATATTTAGTTTTCGTGTTAATATATTAGTATTGTATACCTCTGCTATTTCTTTCCAGTCTACCTTGTTTAAGAACAGGTTAGCATAGTCGACGATTAACCCGACCGCGCCGGAGTTCTCAAAGACACAGTTCTGTACTATATCTCTAAGATACTCCTCGCTTATCGTTTCGCTGCCGTCCCACTGCCAACTGTTTAATATATCATTGTGTACGCGGAAGGTTGCGTAGTTGTTCCACCCGTTATAACTCATATATATAGTCTTTAAAAGCAAACAATAGTGCGGCGCTGTTCGCATTACCGCCGATCGACCACGTGTCTAATTCGTATTCAGTGTATTCTGCATCGTACGTTTTCCAGTCGTATATAGTGAATATTTGGTCTTCAAATTTCATTATCCATTCGTACTGTACTTTGTCATCACCAGACCCAATTACGGTCGGCTCGCCTAGCTTTTCTACTAAGTCCCGGTAGTATATACCGTCTAAGCTACCTATCTTAAAGGTGCCATTTGCTACATCAGTGCTGTTTTCAAACACCTGAAACTGTTCTTTTGTTGTCATAATTTATAATTTTAGTGGACGTGGCAGGAATCGAACCTGCGTTATTGTGGCTCACCGTTCAGCTTGTTGCCTACAATCTATCCATTTCACGCCCATATTCCCTCACTTGTTTTCAACCTAAAAGGCTTGGTGCGTTGTAGCACGTGTTTCCTGCGAGGGATGGCAGCACACCGGCATGCCGCCTACTTACGCCGCCAAGATCGGTGCACTGCTGCACTCGTTGCTTGACTGACGATTTGAATTGTGTTACCGGTCTTGTGAGCGATAATTGGTACATAGCTGTACTGCTCAACGTCGGAGCAAGTTATGCACTTTTTGTACCCGAGGTTTACTCGCCCGGCCGGTATTATATTGTTACAAGAGCACCGCATTACTTTGCGATTGAATTAGTAAGGTCGAACTCACTTATCCACGTGTACCCTTTCGCGTTGAACCATTCGGTGATGGGTTTACGCTTGTTGTGTATAGCAAAGTTTGGTGGTAGGTTACCGATTTTGAAACCGATAAACCGTGTGTGGTTAAACTTTACTCTTGGTCGTTTACTGAACTTTGTTACTTTTATAGTCATAATTAAGTTTTTAAATGTTACAAATATATTATCGACACTCGTTCGTGTTTAGTTTGTAATTACTTCAGGGTCGGCGTGTAGCATCCATTCAATACTGTTTAGCTTGTAACCCTCGCGGTCTAGAAAACCTTCGTAGTCTTCATCGGTAAGGCTACCTGACCCAATACTGTGTTGGTATACTTTACCATCTACAAAATTTAATACTGTTATATACATTATTCTTCTTTTTTAATTATTTCTAATATCTCTTCATACGTTAACTGACCTATCTCAGCTTGTGTGTATCCATAGTCTAGTAACCTATTACTCAACTGATACATTTGTTCGGTGTAATACTCGTTCATACTATTTATTGTATTTCCATTTGTTATACTCTCTCATCTCTGCGTATACATCACTTATGATGGCACCGCGTTGTTCATCGGTTAGGAAAGCTATACCGCGTATACCGTGCCGTTCTAGTGATAGTTCACTGCAGCGTTCAAAGTAGTTTACTGGTTTCATAACTTAAATTTATCTGCGACTATATTTATTTCTACTATATCTTCGCTGTCAAGCCCAGACGTTTGCTTTGCGTACATACGAAGCACATGGTTTACAAATAATGCATCGCCTTCACTTAGTTTAATACTTCTCATGGATGGTTCTTTCATAACTATTTTCAATTATATTGTTAATTTTATCTTCCATATCTATAATATCCCTAGCTAGGTCTAGTATAGTCCTAAGACCGTTTCGTTCACTGTTACTAAGGTCTACATCAACGTCGGTGTCGAATAGTGTATCGACTACATCTTGCATATCGTGTGAGGTATTCTCATACCTGCAATAACTCATATTTGGCATAGTATTGTATTTTAAATTGTTACATTATTATTATCGTTCGGTGTTCGTATTTAGTTTGTAAAGTTATTCCTCACTGATGTCATCAAACTCTGCCCATTCCAAGCAATCTCCACATAACTCGTCACTCATAAAACTCGGTGCTGCACCGCAGCAATTACTTACTAATTCCATACTTTATTTATTTAATTGTTTTACATTCCATCTATTAGTTCACCTAACTCGGCGAAAGTCATTTCATCGATCTGTTCTTTTGTATACTGCTCTTTGTATACTTCATATAAACTATCCCATATATTCATAACTTTACTTTTTTAATTGTTTTACATTTCTTTTTACCCACTCAACACAATATTGGTATCGATCGGCAGGGTTAGGTATTAGCACTCTAGTATAGTACTTGTACTTACTATTAGGTGGGGTGTAGCTAGTTACCTTATTGATTTGGTATAGTCGATCACCGCCGTAGTCTATTCTTACATATCCGGATGTGTAGTTTAATAAAAACCTACCATCACTTAACTTGAACTTTAGTGTACCTTTCTTACTTATATCTATTAGCTTCATAACTTTACTTTAATTTATTTTCAATAATTGCATATTCACCCTTGAATACTTTATCTTCTACTTGTGTTAACAAATCTAAGTATAGTGCTCGCATATCCGCTTCATCACTCCACTCACACTCGTCCGCTACGTACTCATATATTCTCATTGCCGTACTTGCCCAACCATTTAGGTAGTTATATTCAGCATAGTAATTAACAGTATCTTCATCGAAATAAAACTTATATTCACTCATCTTAGTTGTTTTTAAATTCATATATATTATCTTTACCGATTCGTATTTAGTTTGTAAATAGTATATTAGTAATATGGAATAGAAAAGAATAGAGCAGGTATAACACGTAACCTCTCTATACCTAAACTAGTATAGGAATGATGAAAAGTGTGACGTTAGGTAGCTAATATATTAAATATAACAGGCTAGTGTCGCACTGTTACTTACTGCTACCGATCCGATCCTTACTATTTTTAAGAGCGGTGCGGTGGTGCTATACACATATGCTATACACTTCCGAAGAAGTGGAGGTAAGAAGTCTTATTTTACTAAGACCTCATCACCTAACTCTCTTACAAACTTAGGTAGTGCGAAAGTTTGAGAGTAGTACTTGTATTTTTGAAAACACTTCATGTTGTCAAACCTTTCTTTACATAACTCATATACTTTGTCATGTGAATACTTGTGTACTTTACCGTCGTAGTCTTTGAACTCGACTACTACTCCTTTACCGATTAGTGTTTTTCTAATGATAAATCTTTTACTTACTAGTGTATTTACTTTTGTTTTCATATTATTAGATTTTAAATTCATATATATTATCTTCTATTCTTCGTGTTTAGTTTGTAAAAGATCTTGCAAACAGAACACGACGGTGAGGTGATGCTATACGCGTTGCTATACACCTCCGGTGGAGGTTTTAGTTGAGTAGACTTACTATCGTAGTACTACAAGGTATAGTTCTAACTCTTTTATTTCAGTTTTTACTTTTCTTGCTTGTGCCCATCGATCGTTATCAATTAAGAAGTCGTATCTTTGGTACAGTTGTTTTAGTTTATTATCTATATTCATTTTGTTAGTTATTTGAAGTATGGGGTATTTTTATCTAGTGACATTTCAATAAAGTCTTGAATGAATTTTTTAGATTCAAGATCATTTGGATTTTGTTGTAAGTAATTGAAGAATATATTTTCAATTGAGTTAAAATCTTTTTGAGTGAAAGTGAGTTGTTTTTTGAGCATTGTTATTATTTTTATTTGTTTTACATTTATATTATCGAAGTACAGTCGTGTTTAGTTTGTATTTGCTATACACGGGGCGGGGCCCCTGTGCTGTTACACCCGAAACCCCGGATCCGTGATCAAGCTTACGATAGCAAATATGATCCCTGAACCCGCTAGGGCCAGATAGCCGCTGATGACTGCACCGACGACTATCTGCTTGTGGCTGAAGCGACGCATTAGATTACGTCTGCTTTATCCATCTCACGTACGAACTTAGGTAGCGCGAATGTTTGTGAATAGTATTTGTACTTCTTGAAGCACGCCATGTTATCGAAGCGCTCTCTGTGGTACTCGTATACCTTATCGTGGTTGTACTTGTGTACCTTGCCATCGTAGTCCGTGAAGCTTACTATTACTCCCTTACCGATTAAGGTCTTGCGGATGATGAATCTTTTACTGATTAACGTGTTTACTTTATTCTTACTCATAATTGTTATATTTAATTGTTTTACATTTATATTATCGGACTAGTGCCGTGTTAGGATTGTAATACTTCGTGGCCGATGATCTTGCTCTCAAGCTCGTGCTTGCCCATGAAGCGGAGGTAGTTGTCCAGGTGTGACTGACTCTGGAAGAGTTGCACGCGGCTGCTGTAATTTCCCAGCCAGTTCTTTTTATCTATTCTAACTAACATACTTTACGTTTTAAATTCATATATATTATCGAAGTGCGGTCGTGTTTAGTTTGTGAATTACAACTTACGATATAATTCGTCTAGCGTAATTAGTAAGCTTGGAGTAGTTACATAACCGTTTAAGTACTGGTTTAGTTCGTCGATAGTTGCTAGTATTAGCTCTTTGCGTTCAGAATTAATTTGCATAATATTTATTTTTATATTCATATATATTATCGGAATAGTATCGTGTCTGGTCTGCAAATGCTATACGCGTATGCTATACGCTACGCTACGCTCCGCGATAGTTGCCGTGCAAAATATAGTTTGCGGGTCTGGGGACGGGATCTGGAAAGTCCCAAAAAACACACAAAAACCTAAGAAAATGCGGGGAACCGGGTAAAAAAATATGGTTTTCCGTAGCGGTGGTGTTAGTGAAAATGAGTATATAACCCCTAACCTCTAAAAATCTAGTAACAAAATTAAAAAAGCACCCCCTAAATTATTTGGGTACTTAAAATATGCGACGTTAACCTGTTAAGGTATATATAATAGTAGGCTATTGTCACTTCTAGGGGCGTAAAAACGGTAAAAAGCACGTAAAATACTATATTATATAAAAAATTAGAAGTGGGTAAGCAAAAATTGTCTCCAGAGGCTGCCAGGCGCAAGAAGAAGCGTGATCTTAAATATGCAAATAGCAAGGATCGCAAGGAAAAGCGTGCTGATAGCCAAAAGAAACGTCGTGCAGCTAAAAAAGCCGGTAAAAAGATTGCTGGTAAAGACTACGATCACTACACAGGGACATTTGTTACAGCACATAGAAACAGAGGTGGAATGAATCCGCGTAGAAACGGTACTAAAAACGAAAAGAATGCCTAGAATACCTAGTTATCCCTTAATAGGGTCACTTTCCAATAACGATCTACTTGTTATTGACGATGTTTCCCAACAGTACGCTACTAAAAGCGTTGAACTGCAGACATTAAAAGGGTATTTTAACACAGGGCAGGCTACAACTACCTACGTTGATGATAAAGTAGTATCTGGGGCTTCATTTAATACTAATACAGGTGTTTTAACATTAACTAGAACCGATGGAGTTGATGTTACACAAAATTTAGACAATAGATACGCGTTAACCTCTGCTGTATTTAGCGGTAATTATAATGACTTAACAAATAAGCCTACAATACCAACAAGCAATAGTCAATTAGCAAACGGCGAAGGGTACACTTCTAACTTAGGCATCGTACAGAGTTTAACTACCACAGGTAGCTCAGGTGCTGCGACATTAGTTGGTGGAACTTTGAATATTCCTCAATACTCTGGCGGCGGTGGCGGTATTGGCGGAAGCGGTACGGATACTCAAATGGCTATATTTGACTCTACATCAACAATAACCTCCACACAGGCTGTAGCTGTAAATAGCTCTAGCCAAATAATAATGGATGTGTTGCGTAGTAGTACTTCTTATGCGGATGACAACGCTGCTGAAGCAGGTGGTGTTCCATACGGCGGATTATATAGAACTGGAAGCACTGTAAAAATAAACTTGCTTGGAAGTAGCCCAGGTCCAGGCCCAGGTGAAGTACAAATTGGTAGTTTAATCTGGACCGATGCAAACTCAACAACATTAGCTAGCTCCGGAGGTACAATACCTATTTTAACAACAAGCGAAGAAGCAAACGACGCTCGAAATAACTCAACGCCGGGAGCTGTTTATTGGGATTTTGATCCAGCTAACGCCTCAAGAGGTTTGTTTTATAACCAATTTGCTGCCGCTGTTATAACACCTCCAAGTGGTTTTAGATTACCAACTCGAAATGATTGGAATAATTTACGAGCAGAACTGATAGCGCTAGAAAATCCAGCCCTGTCTAATATAACGGCTATAGGTGGTGGAACTAATGCTTTCTGGAGCAGTAATATTCAATCTAATCCTTATTATAATTTATCTGGGTTTGAATCTTTAGGAGTTGGATTTGCAAGTTTTGTTGGTCTCACATTGAGGTTTAGTGGTAACAGCGAAATGTGGTGGGAATTAGAGGGAACATCTGTTCCACCCGGCACCTCCGCAACAGGATTTTGGGCTAGCGCAATTGGAACCGGAAGCTCGATAACCGCGCCCAACCCCTTTCAATTAGCCTGGGGCTCTGTTTGTATTAGATTTTGTAAAGACGCGTAAAATAAAAAAAAAATAAATGGCAAGAATAACTAATTTTCCATCATCGGCGGCACAGCCAGCAGATTTTGTAATTGGATCGAGCCCTACGGGCGGTTCCAAAAAAATGTCTGTAGGAAGCATTGCATCGCTTGTTAGAGATTCAATAAACACATTGAATAACTTTAGCGTTAGCAATTCTGACAATGGGTACACACTAGCCTGGAGCAATAACACACTATCAATTGATGGGCCAAGTATTGAAGATGCCATATTATCTGTAAACGGCGCGGGTCCTGTATCTGTCGTAACATCAGAAAGAAATTCTTTTATTAGCTTAAAATACTCAGGCGCGCGTAATATTATAGATGCAGCTGGCGTTTACAAAGCTAAAACTAATAACATAAATTTCTTTGTAGAAAACAAGGCAAAGAATGAAGTTAAGAAAATTGGTATTGATAAACTACCATTTACAAATAACACAGGTACTGTAACAGCGGTAACCATTGCAGATGAAAATGGTACAGGTAAAACTATTACCGAGTCTGGTACAATTAATATTAAAGGCGGTAACGGTATTACGACCAGTATGGTCGGAGCCGACTTAACCGTTGAATATCTCGGAAAAGTCGGAGGAACTGTTAACAATGTTATATCACTGGATGAAACCGTATTATTAACCAGTATATCACAAGATGGAAGCGAAGTAAGTATTCGCCCTGTTAAAGTACCGGTAAGAACTGGTAGATATGACTTTGCACAAGTTACAGTAGATAACTATGGTAGAGTTATTAAGATAGAAGATCAAAAACATATTATAGATGCTTTAGTTGCAAGAATTGAGGCATTGGAATCACAAATACAATTACAAGATGAGTCAAGCACTGATACAAGCAACTAACGCATTTGAGGTAACCCCAAGCGACACTGATGATTTTGCAGGAATAAGCGTACTATATGTGGGCGTGGGCGGACATGTAAAAGTTGAAACGCGAGCTGGGAATGATATTACATTTTACAATATGAATAATGGGCAGTTTGTACCGGTGCAAGTACGCAAAGTATATGCAACAGGCACAACAGCTACAAACCTTGTTAGAATGCCTATAAATACTTATTCAAGATAAGATGGCGATTCATAATATAAATGCACTTATTATAGACCAAGACTTGTATGACCATGGGAGTATTAACTCCCTTGAAATGATTACAGAACTCGGCACTGCTAATCCACCAATTGAGATTATAGCAGAAGAAGGCTCATGGCCACCGGGTGATCCATATCCAACAATGATTACAGAAGGTTATAATGATGCATTGCATTACACTAATAGAACATAAAAGATGGCAATAAAGTTTTCACAGTTTAATTTACGGACGGAGTCTACTCCTACAATGCACCTAGTTGGGTATGACGGTAATCAGAATATACACATTACGGTTGATAATTTATTAAGTAGCATTATAGACGGTACTGAGAATACTATTGCAATGTTCGGACCTGGTGGCAATAAAGTTATTGACTCTATGCTATTTCAAAATGCTGGCGCTACAATATTAACTATAGGCGGTCAATTAAATGTTGATGCGGCCGCTACGTTTGATACAAGTATTACGGTTACCGGGGATAGCACGCTAAATGGAAATGTTACATTAGGTAACGATAGTACCGACTTAATAACGCAAACGGGTACATTATATTTAGAAGGAATTGTACAGGACACAACTCAAACGCCTGGCGCAGAAGATCAAATTTTAGTATCAAACGCTGGGGGATTATTAAACTTTCAAGATTTAAGTGCAACACACGTAGAAAGCGCGGAGGTTGTTAAAGTGCCTGTTAAAAACCTGCAGGGCTCAGGGCTTACAAAAGGCGACCCAGTATATATATCAGGGTCTGTTGGGGAATCAGGTAAACTTGAGGTAAAACTTGCAGACGCAAGTAACTCAGCTAAAATGCCGGCAGTAGGGCTTCTTTTTCAAGACTTAGGAATAAACGGAGAAGGCTATGTTGTTATTACTGGTAAGCTTAGAAATTTAACAACCGATCCAATTGATGGTCAAACACCATTAGCAAACGATGTTATATATGTAAAGCCCGGAGGCGTAACAGGCGATGCGCTTACATTAACAAAACCAGTAGGTAGCAATCTTATTCAAAACATGGGTAAAGTTGGGCGGGTTAGCTCAGCTAATAGTGGTAATTTTGTAGTATCATCTATTCTTAGAACAAACGATATACCTAATCTAACACCTGGTAAAATATGGGTTGGTTCTACGGGTAATACTATTGAGTCTGCGTTTATAAATGTAGACGAAGCGAATACAACGTTAACTATAACCGGTAACACAACTACCACGGGCGATGTACAAATAGATACGCTTTCAAATAATTTTATACCTGTTAACAATAGTCAAGGGGTGTTACGTGATTCTGTTATATATCAAGTTTCTCTAGCAGGCTCTGATCCAAGAAACAAAGCTGTTACTTTAAATACGTTTCAAAGCGATAGTGTATACGGGGAACGCCCAGATTTAAGAGTTGCATCTAGATCTTTAAATGATCCAGGTGTTTTAGATTTATTCAGGCCAGATGGTGATGTTCAAGCTGGTGACAGGGTTGGTATATTGCAGTATAGTCTTCATGATGATAATCAATACGCTGTAGCGCAAATAGAAGTAAAAACAATTGCTAATTCGGGGAGTGGCAACAGTGGCGGTGGTAAGCTTTGTATTAAAACATCTACAAACCTATCCGGTGCTGCACCGACAGAAAGACTTTGTATAGACAATACTGAAGCAGATTTTTTAGTACCAGTAAACGTAACAAGTACAGCACAATCAAGCTTTGCTGGCCAAGTGACAATACCCGAAACACCTCTCTTGGGCACGGACGCGGCTTCTAAAGCTTATGTTGATTTACAAAACACAGGGCAAGTTACAGGTGCGGGAACAAACCTAACCCTACCTATGTGGTTTGGCTCAACCCCAACAAACAATCTTGCAGATTCACCTATTACTTTTCAAGAAGTGTCCCCTGGAGCGACAAATCCTTACTCTTTACAATTTGGAGGATTTTCCCAAGCAACTGGTCTACGTAATTCAATTGCAATGGGATATAACAACCAAGCTCAAGGCGAGGCGACATTGGCCACGGGTCATGCAACAACAGCTTCAGGCTTACACGCGGCGTCTTTTAATTTCCAGACTAATGCTACGGGAGAAAAATCAGCGGCATTTGGGGACAACACAATAGCATCTGGAAAAAGTTCTTTTGCCATTGGCAATCAAACAACAGCTGCCACTAGTCTTTCGTTTGCAGGGGGTAAAAATTCTACCGCTAATCCAGATACTAATTTTGAAACTGCATTTGCTTATGGCTCTTCTGTAATAGCAACGGGTGATAACGCTGCGGCGTTTGGTTTAAATACAATAGCTAGTGGGGCGAGATCATTTGCTACGGGTATAGGCAGTGTTGCTTCAGGTAATAACGCTGTAGCTTTGGGTAGCCAAAATCAAGCCATAGGTGATCAATCTTTTTCGGCTGGATTTAGTAATGAATCAAGAGCGGCTAATTCTGTTACAATAGGATATAACAACTACACAGCTTATTCCGAGTCTACTGTAATAGGAAATAATCTAACAGCAGACCAAACGGAGCAAGTAGTTTTAGGAAGAAATAATGCGGCATCAGGCGCTCGTTTTGTAGTGGGCGTTGGGCCATTTACTACCGATAAGAGAAACGGGTTAGAAATTTCCGCCGAGAATGTAAAAATTCCACAGTACGGAGATGGAACACCAATTGTTGGTAACGGCAGTGTGGTTTCCAATTTAGCGGTAGATAGCGATGGGGTAATAGTTGAAACATCCCCAGCTGGCGCGCCAGACTATTTAAGCTTTGTATGCTTGCTTAGTCAATCAGGGGGCGCAGATCCCCAACCGGATATAATTTTAGAAAACTCTTTAGGTATACCCACACCTTACACAGCGTTTACAAGAGTGGCCCCTGGGATATACAACCTAAACGCTACTGGTAAATTTAAATCATTAAAAACAATAATGCTAGCAGCTTCTGGAGCTGGTCCAGGTGGTACAAGTGGTAACGTAGGCTTTTCATTTGTTGACGCGGATAATTTAAGAATATTAACTTCTGGAGCGGATAATTTTACTAAAATAGGAATAGAAATAAGAACTTATAATTAAAATTATGGCTTGGAAAATAAACAGCATGCAACACAAGACCTCCGATGGTTTTGTAATAGAAGTATCATCTACTTACGAAAAACAAGACGGCCCTGGCTACGCTAGTGAAATATTCTTAAATGAATTTGAAGAAGTAGTGGGCCCTGAGTTTATACCATACGAAGACTTAACCGAAGATATAGTCATAGGGTGGGTTCAAGATTCTTTAGGCCCAGATGAAGTGTCTGCAATTCAATTACGCGTTGACACTTTAGCGGCTACTAAAAAAGAATATATAGAAAACCCTCCTGTTGAAGGCGGACTTCCTTGGGAATAAGTAAAAATCACTAAAACCAAGTAATATATATCATATACCTGGCCCGGTGTAGGGCAACCACTTAATAACATAAAAACCAAAACCAAAATGACATATTTTTATCACCAAACGTGGACATCGCAAGGCGATGCAAGCGTATCCGATGAAACCAGAAAACTTTGGGAGCACGTCTCCGATAAAGCTAACTGGCGAATAGTACAATTACCAAATGGATATTACCAAGCTGAATATAATAAAGACGGCAAATGGGTTGATACCACAAGGCGTGAAACCGTAAAAGGTGCTGAAGCCGCAATTGATGCTTCAATTGAACATTACAAAAAGAAGCTGGCTTTTGCGAACGGACCTGTAGTTGTAAAAACGTTTGACAAGTAAACCAATCAATAATATAATCTAATTTAATCTAATATGTCTGACGCAATCGTTAAGAATCTAAACTTTGGATCGGATGCCCGAAAAAAAGTTTATAGCGGAATAGAAAAACTAACTAAAGCCGTTAGCTCTACATTAGGGGCTAGCGGTCTTAGTGTTATACTGGAAAACGACAAAGGTAATCCGGTAATTACAAAAGACGGTGTAACTGTAGCTAATAATATCTTTTTACGTGACCCTGTTGAAAATATGGGCGCAACACTTTTAAAAGATGCAGCGCGGAAAACTGTAAAAGAAGCAGGTGACGGAACAACAACAGCAACCGTACTTGCGCACTCAATTTTAAAAAATGCATATAAAGCATTAGAAACTGATAGCTCTAGATCTTTAAAAGAAGGAATAGCTACAGGTGTTGAAAAGGTTATATCGTATTTAGAGAAAGTTGCAATACCGGTTACCGGCGATATGATTGATCAAGTAGCAACAATATCTGCTAACAATGATAAAGAGCTAGGAAAACTTATAAGTGACGCATTTAAGTCTGTAGGCAATACAGGCGTTGTTATAATGCAAGAAACAGATCAACCTGAAACAAGTATAGAAGTTGTGGACGGGGTGCAATATGAGCAGCCATTAAAGTCTAACCACTTTATAACAAACCAAAATACAGGCGTAGCGGAACTTGAAAACCCGTATGTGCTTATTTCGGAATCAACTATACCAAATATTCGCAGGGTGCAATCGGTTCTTGAGCATGTTATAAAACACAACAAGTCACTTTTAATTATTGCAAATGTTGAGCCTCAAGTGTTAAATACGCTTGCAATGAATAAAATGAAAGGTAATATAAAGGTTAATGTAATTGACCTTCCAACCTATGGCATTACAAGAAAAGAAGTAATGGAAGACCTTTCAATGCTTACAGGCGCTAAGATTATAAATGAAGATCTTGGCGATGATATGGACCTAATAGATATTGAAATGTTAGGTACTTGTGTAAAAGCAGTAACAAACAGCGAAGAAACTGTTTTACAAATAGAAGGTAGAACAGAAGAAGTTGAAGAAAAAATTAAATCAATACAAGAAGAGTTAGAAAAGCCAATGCTACCCGGTTATACTATAAGGTACGAAAAAAGGCTTGGAAGAAAAAGCGTGATCGAGTAGAGGACGCTATATGTGCTACCAAAGCCGCGATAAAAGAAGGTATAGTACCAGGCGGTGGAATAGCCCTTTTAAATGCCGCACAAAAAACAAAAGCAAGCGGCAAAGGTGAAGAGGTTCTTTTAGAATCAATTAAAGCGCCTTTTTATACAATACTGAATAATGCAGGTATTGAAGAATTTGAAGAGCCTACAATTAAAGGCAAAGGGCTAAATGTTGTTACAGGGAGTATGGTGAGTATGATAAAATCTGGTATCATAGATCCATTGCTTGTTACTAAAAGCGCTCTTCGGAACGCGGCTTCAGTAGCCACAACAATAATATCAACAGATTGTGTAATTAACAATGTTAGAATTGAAGAATTATGAAAGCAATCGGATATTATTTAATTATAGAAAAAGAAAAACAAGGTACACAAAAAACCGAAGGTGGTTTATTGTTGGCCGAAAATGCCCGTGAAGATATAAGATACGCTAAGGGTTGCGTAATATCAGCGGGCAATGATATTGTAGGAATAAATAGCAGCGATAATATATATTATGATAAACACGCTGGTTATCCTATTGAATTAGATGACAAGGTTTACCATGTTATTAAAGCGCAAGATGTAGTCGTTATATTATGAAAATAAAAGCTTCTGATCTGCGCGATTCAAAAGTATTAAAACATTACCGTATAGTGCGCCGGTGGGCGTGTAGAAATTATGGTATTAAAGATGCGGATCTGGAGCTTTTAATATTCTTAGATTGTCAAGGATTTTTTAGCAAAACAGATTTTAAAATGAACACATATGCATACAGCTGGGATAATAATCGATTTGCAAGATTATTAAAAGAAGGCTGGATAGTTGTTTGGCGTCATGGCAATAAAAAAGAAAAGCAAGGTAGTCTATATAAAGTATCGTTAAAAACAACACAGTTATTAACACGAATGTATAGAATACTTGCGAGCGAAGAAGATATTCCAACGGGTGCTACGCAAAATGTAATTAAAAGCAAAGCGTATGCGGATAGAATGCTTCAGGTAGCAATTAAAAGAATAAATAACGATAAAGAATAATAATATGCCTTATAATGGTAAATCACCAGCCGAAATTAATATAGCGGCTATGTTTGGGGGAGCGGCAAAAGGCAACCTAAGCCAGGATCAAGTTGCTAGACTTGAAAAAATGGCTAGTCGGCGCAGTTTTGGCTCTGCAATAGCACGAAGAATGTTAGCTAAATATCAGGCTAAGCAGGCGTCTACAGCTGCTGTAGGGGCGGCGCCTCAAGCGCCATCTGTTGTGCAAACAGCAGGTGCAAGTAATATGTCTGGCAGAATTGAAGGTATTGAATCCAGGTTAACTGCTTTAGAAGGCAGCGGCGTAAGTTCAAATCCGGCTGGCGATATAGCCCCCGTTGAGGACGCGAGCGCAGCGGCTATGCCAACGACTGGCGAGGCTATAGTCCCAGAAGCATCAATTACTAATAATATTGATCCTGTTCTAGCAGGGGCTATGCCAACAGATATATCAGCAACCCCACAAATGCCAGCAGCGCAAGAACCAATAATACCCCAATCAGAACAATTAGGCTCATTAATGGCATCCCCATTTACAATGCGCCAGCGCGCAAACATGGGGCCTTTAATGTTTAAGGACCAAACAGGTGACGGCAAAATAACTAGGGCTGATGTAATTAAAGCTCGCGTAGAAGGATATAAAAAATAAATAACAATTATGGACGATAGAAGCAAAAAAATAATTAAAGCACCATCGCTGCAAGGAACAGTAGGTGAGTCTTATATATGGGACGGCCCATTAGACACTAGCGGTTTCCCAATGGGGAAAGGCAGTAGCTCAGGGGCTAACGGTATGCAAATTAAAAAATACCCGTGCAAGTCTTATGAGTTAAACCCACCTATTACACAAAGAGCAAAAGGGTAATTATGTACGTTCAGCACAATTCGCCATTTGCGAAAAAAGGCGACGCACCATCTAGAAAAAAATCTAAGGGCTACTATAACAAAGCTAAAGACAGTGGCACAGGAGCGGCTGCTGGCGGCGGAATGTCTGAAAAAGGCGTAGCTAAATATAGAAGAGATAATCCTGGCAGCAAATTAAAAACAGCTGTAACTACCCCGCCTTCAAAGCTTAAAAAAGGAAGTAAAGCGTGGAAGCGTAGAAAAGCTTTTTGTGCAAGATCTAAAAGCTGGAAAAGCAAAAGAGGTAAAGCTGCAAGACGCAGATGGAATTGCTAGCATGAAAGATCAAGGATTAGGCGATACAATAGCCCGGGCTACAAAAGCTGTAGGCTTAGATAAATTTACGCAGCAATTTGCCGAAGGTTTAAATATACCTGGCGGTTGTGGTTGTAAAGAGCGCCAAGCATATCTTAATAAAGTAGTACCATACGGTAAAAAATAAATTATGGCTTTTAAAATGAACCCTGCCCCATTTAAAATGGATGAAACTCCGGTATACTATGTAGACATGGAAGATGGCGTTTTAGGAAAAGCTAATAATAATGGTACAATTATTGTAGATCAAAATTTATCGCCTTTAGAAGCTCGACAAGTAATTAAGCATGAGCAAGTTCATATAGATCAAATGCGAAGAGGCGATCTTGATTATGATGATGATAATGTATATTGGATGGGTAGAGTAATACCTAGGTCTAGTATAAAAGAAGGCGATAAAAACTTGCCTTGGGAAAAAGAAGCTTATAATAAATGTAAATGAAAACTTCTACTAAAGGATATTTAAAAAACAGTCCTGATGTTAATAAGCCTTGTAATGTAATACCGGGCAATAAAATAACAATGAAAGGAGTAGAGTTTAAAGTGCTCGGCGTTGATAATAATGGCAGCGCCAAAGTAATGTATCCAGGATATGATTATATATTTCCAGGTGCTAAATACGTTATTGAAAAACCAATTAAATAATAATTAAATCTAATAAAATGAAAAATATAATTTTAGCTATTGCTTTTTGCTTTAGCTCAATGTGTGCATTTGCACAAAAGTCTTTTGAAGGATCATGGGTAACGCCAACATCTAAATATGTAACTGTTATTTACGAAGGTCAATACGGGGTAAGAGATATAAAAAATATTAACACCGTCAGTGAAGCCGCTATTGAAGAGACTATAATTAAAAAAAATAAAAATACTTTTGTAACACGTGTTTTTAACAGAAACAACGGGTACACAGTAACAGTTAAATATAAATTAAAAAATGAAAATACTATCATCTGCAAGTTTAAGGGTGATATAAATACAACGTTAGTATATAAAAGATTATTTGCAAATAAACAATTAAAAGGATAAAAATGGGATATAAACAAAACCCTTTAAACGTATTAAAGGGGCAAACAACAAACAAAGCTGTGGGACTTGCGCATGGGGACTCAATGGCTATGCAAACAGACCCTAAAGATGGGGTGGTAGTTACAGGCGAAGATAGATCAATGTCTGCTGCAGACGCTCGCGCCGCACGTCTAGCTAAAAGAGATAAAGAATTGGCTGATGCTAAAATGAAAAGACAAATAGAAGCGGCTAATAAAAAAGAAGAACTAAAGTTCAAGATTGAAGAAAAAAAAGCGGCGGCAGCGGCTAAGAAGCAACGAGCTGAGCAAAAAAAGAAGAAAGCACAAGAGTAAAGCTAGATATGATGAGTACAATAGGAGGGGTTGGATGCAAGATGAAACAAGCTTAACACCAAAAGGTAGCAAAATGCGTCAAACTGATCTAAGAAGAACAAGTAACTTTGCAAACATATCCGACAGAAACAGGGTGCCTGTAGATGAGAGAGAATATAACAGAAGAAAAGAGGCGGGGGCAAGCGTTACAGATTTATTCGAACAACATTCTCGTTTTTCTAATCCATCTGAAAGAATAGAACTTCCTAAAAACGCGGGTTATTCAAATGTTAATCAAAGAATAAATTTTTTTAACAAAAAATGAAAAAAATTCTTCAACTTATAACTGGAGGTCTCATTAAAGATGTTGGTAAAGTTATAGACAACTTAACTACAACCGATGAAGAAAGACTTGCGGCTAAACTAAAAGTTGAAGAGCTGCTAGAGCGCGGACAAAGATGCTCAAGATCAAGTAACAAAAAGGTGGGAGTTGGATATGCAATCTGACTCCTTCCTATCAAAAAATATTCGTCCACTTGTTTTAATTTACCTAACCGTTATATTTACTATCTTAGCTTTTTTCGATGGTAATATTGGCGGGTTTCAAGTTGATGAAGCTTATGTCCCTATATTTCAATCGCTATTAATAACAGTTTACGGTGCTTACTTTGTAGGTAGAACGTGGGAAAAAAATAAAAAATCAGGTAATAATAAATAACCTAAACCCTTAATAACAATTAAATTAAATCAAATGAGTAAAATTACAGATGAGCAATTAAAACAATTGCAAGAACTACAAGCTAAATTAAATACTACAGTTTCAAATATTGGAACATTAGAGGCTAATAAACATGCGCTACTCCACGAGCTGGCTGGTGTAAATAAAGAAATAGAAGAAGCAAAAAATTCTTTAGAAGAGGAATACGGTTCTGTAAATATTAATTTAGAAACAGGTGAGTATACCGAAATAGAAAAAGATGAAGCTAATAAGAAAGATTAGTATTGGATCAGACTACAAAAGTGATGCGATGCATTATTCTGTAGGACAACAAGTATACGGGGGACACGAAATTAACTCTATACTTTTTGATGATACCGACTCTTCTTATAATATTTTTATTAAGAAAAACTCAGAGGTATTGCCGTGGAAGAAATTTAATTCCAACATGGCAATATCAGTAGAGTACGATCTTGAATATTAATGAAAGCTTTACACCAATTTATAGTAAAACCAAACGGCCAAAGATATAATAATGTAAAAAAGCTGGGTGACAATAGCTTGCTACTAAATACTAGTATAGAAAGCTTTCGTCACATAAATAAAGAAGCAGTTGTAATTGCAACTCCCGTTGCTTTTAAAACTCATATAAAGCCAGGTGATACTATTCTTATACACCATAACATCTTTAGAAGATGGTATGATATGAAAGGTAAAGAAAAAAACGGCAGTACATATTTTAAAGATAATATGTATTTTGTAAACATAGATCAAGTTTATGGGTACAAAAAAAATAACGATTGGGTTATGATTAATAATAGATGCTTTATAAAGCCTCTTAAAGAAACAAGCTCATATTCAACTGAAAAAGAACAAAAGCATATTGGTATACTAAAATACGGCAATGATGCGTTAAAAGCTGCCCAAATTAACCCAGGTGACTTAGTAGGGTTTACACCCAAAAGCGAATGGGAGTTTATTATAGATGATGAGCGTCTTTATTGTATGAAATCAAATGATATAGCTATTAAGCATGAACTCAAAGGAAACGAAACAGAATATAATCCGAGCTGGGCAAAAAGCGGTTAAGGAGCTTATAAAAGTTGCAGAAGAAAAAATCATTACAAATACAGAAGATGATGTTTCTGCCGATAGGCTTAAGAACGCAGCCGCTACCAAAAAGCTTGCAATCTTTGATGCGTTTGAAATTCTAAATAGAATTGAAGAAGAGCGCAATATGCTGGAAGGCGCTAATACAGAAACTAAAGCTAAATCATTTAAAGGCTTTGCAGAAGGAAGATCTAAGTAATGTACGAGCAAAGTTTATTAAACGTAGTTTCGGATTATATAGATCCTAAAGTGCTTAAGAAAAAAAACAGATACAAGCAATGGAAATACGGATATGATAAAGAATCCGACGTTGTAGTTATCAGTAAAACAGGTGAAATAGGCGAAGTGTATAGCATACAAAATTTACATATAGCTTTACCTAAAGAAAATAACACCTATAAATTTAAGTCTAACAGATGGGGTAGGCTTGATTATCCACAAGAGCTTAGTAAAATAAAAAGCGTATTTGAGTGGAATCAAAAGCCAGAATACTTCAAAGAAAAATACTATGATTATATAGATGAAGAATTTAAGCGCCGTGAACAAGGCTTTTGGTTCTATAATAAAAGCATGGCTACTTACATTACTGGTACTCACTATATGTACTTGCAGTGGGCCAAGATTGATGTTGGGTCAGCAGAGTTTAGGGAATCAAACAGATTATTCTTTATATTCTGGGAAGCTTGCAAAGCAGACCAAAGATGCTACGGCATGTGCTACCTCAAAAATAGGCGTTCAGGATTTTCATTCATGGCATCAGGCGAAACTGTTAATTTGGCAACAATCAGTTCAGACTCAAGATTTGGTATCTTATCAAAGTCTGGTAGCGACGCCAAAAAAATGTTTACAGACAAGGTAGTACCAATATCGGTTAACTACCCATTCTTTTTTAAACCAATACAAGACGGTATGGACCGTCCTAAAACAGAGTTAGCGTATAGAGTGCCAGCGTCAAAGCTAACAAGAAGAAAGCTTGATCAAGGCGAAAACCCAGAAGAGCTTGAAGGATTAGATACGACTATTGACTGGAAAAATACAGGCGACAACAGTTATGATGGTGAAAAACTAAAACTATTAGTTCACGACGAATCAGGCAAATGGGAAAGACCTGATAACATATTAAATAACTGGCGTGTAACAAAGACAACATTAAGATTAGGTTCTCGTATTGTTGGAAAATGTATGATGGGCTCAACATCAAATGCATTAGATAAAGGCGGTAAAAACTTTAAAAAGTTATATTATGACTCAGACGTTACAAAAAGAAACCGCAATGGACAGACTAGCTCAGGATTATATTCTTTGTTTATACCTATGGAATGGAATTACGAAGGATTCATTGATACTTATGGATACCCTGTCTTTGATACGCCAGCAGAACCGGCTGAAGGACCATATGGCGAATTTATTGAGCAAGGGGTCATTGAACACTGGCAAAACGAAGTAGACGGCTTAAAGCAAGATCAAGACGGTTTAAATGAATATTACCGGCAGTTTCCAAGAACGGAGCAGCATGCTTTCCGCGATGAAGCAAAAGAATCCTTGTTTAATCTTACTAGAATATACCAGCAAATAGATTACAACGAAGAGGTATCTAATAATATGAAAGTAACGCAAGGAAGTTTTCAATGGTTAAATGGCAAGCAAGATGGCGAAGTTATTTTTACTCCTAATAAAAGCGGTAGATTTAAAATATCTTGGGTACCACCAAAAAAATTACAAAACTGTGTAATAAATAAGAATGGCGTTAAATATCCGGGCAATGAGCATATAGGCGCGTTTGGATGTGATTCATACGATATATCAGGCACAGTTGATAAACGCGGATCTAAGGGAGCGTTGCACGGCTTAACTAAGTTTAGCATGGAAGATGCGCCTCCTAATATGTTTTTTTTAGAATATATTGCAAGGCCCCAAACAGCTGAGATATTTTTTGAAGATGTTTTAATGGCTTGCATATTTTATGGTATGCCTATACTTATAGAAAATAATAAGCCTAGATTGCTTTACTATTTTAAAAGAAGAGGTTATCGTGGGTTTTCAATGAATAGACCCGATAAGCTTTGGAATAAGTTATCCGTAACAGAAAAAGATATAGGTGGTATACCTAACTCGTCTGAAGATATTAAACAAGCACACGCGGCTGCAATTGAAAGTTATATAGAAACATATATAGGCGAAGTGTCAGATGGCATATATGGCGATATGTATTTGCAAAAAACGCTTGAAGATTGGGCAACATTTAATATAAATAATCGTACAAAACACGATGCTACTATCAGCTCTGGATTAGCGATTATGGCTTGTAACAAAAACAGATATAGACCATCGGCGGAAAGAGTATTAAAATCCGTGCCTCTTGGTTTTAAAAAATATAACAATAAAGGATTTAGTTCAAAAATAATAAAATAAATGGTTAACACTAATTATACTAGCTCGTTTCCCGATCAGGTGGTACCTAATGAGGAAAAGCAGACATTAGATTACGGTTTGCAAGTAGCAAGAGCTATTGAAAACGAGTGGTTTAGAAATAACCGTGGTGGCGATCGTTTTACCGCAAATTATCAAGAGTTTCACAAAAGAAGGCTTTACGCCCGCGGCGAGCAATCCGTACAAAAATATAAAGATGAATTATCAATTAATGGCGATTTGTCTTATTTAAATTTAGATTGGAAACCGGTACCTGTTATTCCTAAGTTTGTTGATATTGTTGTTAACGGCATGTCGCAACGTCATTATGAAATTAAAGCATACGCACAAGACCCAATTGCGCGAAAAAAAAGAACAAGATATGCTGAAACAGTATTATCTGATATGTTTAACAGAGAAAATCTGGAGCAGCTTTCGCAAGAATCAGGTATGAATTTCTTTTCTGTAGCAAACCCAGAAGAGCTACCTAAAGATAAAGAAGAGTTCGAAGTTTACATGCAGCTTAACTACAAAGAATCCGTAGAAATAGCATTAGAGGAACTTATAAATAATACATTAGATAAAAATAAATACGATGAAATTCGTAAGCGTTTTATTTATGACTTAGTTACATTAGGCATAGGTGCAGCTAAAACAGAATATAATAGATCTAGCGGGTTGCGGACAAAGTATGTTGACCCGGCAAATTTAGTTTATTCATATACAGAAGATCCTAATTTTGATGACCTGTACTATATAGGTGAAGTAAAACAAATATCTTTATCTGAATTAGCTAAACAGTTTCCTTATTTAACTGAATCTGATTTAGCTGAAATGCAAAAGTATCCAGGCAACAGCGATTATATAAGAAATTATTTTGGGCAAAATGATAACAATACTATTAGCGTTTTATATTTTGAATACAAAACATATGAAAAGCAAGTATTTAAAATTAAGAAAACTGAGTTTGGATTAGAAAAAGCTTTAGAAAAGCCTGATACATTTAATCCGCCTGAAAATGATAACTTTGATAGAGTTGAAAGAACAATTGAAGTATTATATACGGGAGCTAAAATATTAGGCCATGAAAAAATGCTTTCTTGGAAGCTTGCGGAAAATATGACGCGCCCTAATTCTAATTCGCCTAAAGTTGAAATGAACTATACTTTAGCAGCACCTAGAATGTACAAGGGGCGTATTGAATCGCTTGTTAGTCGTATTACAGGCTTTGCTGATATGATACAGCTAACGCATTTAAAATTGCAACAAGTAATGTCTCGTATAGTTCCAGATGGTGTATACGTAGATGTTGATGGCTTAGCAGAAGTTGATTTAGGTAATGGCACAAATTATAATCCAGCGGAAGCACTTAATATGTATTTCCAAACTGGTAGTATAGTTGGTAGATCATTTACGCAAGATGGCGATATGAATCCCGGCAAAGTGCCAATTCAAGAATTACAAACATCATCCGGGCAAGGAAAAATTGCATCACTTATTAATACATATCAGTATTATTTACAAATGATACGTGATGTAACCGGATTAAATGAAGCGCGTGATGGAAGCCAGCCAGATAAAAACGCATTAGTTGGATTACAAAAACTTGCGGCGGCAAATTCAAATACTGCTACAAGACATATATTACAAGCGGCTTCATATATTACGCTTCGTTTATGTGAAAATATTTCACTAAAAGCAAAAGATATATTTGAGTTTGCGCTTACGGAAGAAAGCTTAATAAAAAGTATCAACGAATTTAATGTAAATACACTTGAGGAAATATCAAATTTACATATGCATGACTTTGGTATTTATTTACAGCTAGAACCTGATGCAGAAGAAAAGCAAAGCTTAGAAATGAATATACAAGCTGCGTTGCAATCTGGCTCTATATATTTGGACGATGCTATAGAAATACGTAATATTAATAATATTAGTCTAGCTAATAAGTATTTACGTATTAAGCGGCAAAAGAAACAAGAGGCTGATCAACAAGCACAGCAAGCAAACATTCAAGCCCAAGCGCAAGCTAATGCGCAAGCTTCAGAAGCTGCGGCAACTGCAGAAATGCAAAAGCAACAAGCACTTACCGAAAGCAAGCTACAACTTGAACAAGGTAAATCACAATTTGAAATTGGAAAGCTGGAGCGTGAAGCAGAAATTAAAATGCGTTTAATGGAACTAGAATTTAATTTTAATAAACAGTTAGCAGAAGCACAAGCTGAAATTATTAAATCTAAAGACGCATATAAAGAAGATCGTAAAGACGAAAGAACTAAAATACAAGCAAGTCAATCATCTGAATTGATTGATCAAAGAAAAAACGATACAGCACCTAAGAAATTTGAATCTGCAGGATTTGAAAAGTGGATTTGTCAAAAAAACCGGAAGAACAACCAGAAACGAGTGATACCATTAAGGTAGACCTTGCTAAAAAAGAAAGCGATGCCGTTCAAATCAATACAACAGATGAGGGCGATGCTACTATCGAAGAATCCAAAGACGAAGCAAGTAGCGAAGAAGTGGTTGAAGAAGTACGGACCACCGAAGAAGAGCCGGTAATACAAGAAATAACAGAAGAAGAAGTACAGGAACAAACAGAAAATTTGCAAGAGCATAGAAGATTATGTTAGATTAAACGCTGACTATTCTAATGTTGATAATAACACGCTTTTGAGAGAATATTATCTCCAAAGTAAACCTCATCTGGACGCAGAAGATGTAAGTCTTTTATTAGAAGACTTTACATGGGACGAGGACATAGATGATGAAAAAGATATTCGCAAGAAAAAAATTGCGTATAAAGAAGAAGTTGCAAAAGCCAAAGGTTTTTTAGAAAGCTTAAAAGATAAATACTACGACGAAATCAAGTTGAGACCGGGCGTAACTCAAGAGCAAAAAAAAGCAGTTGACTTTTTCAATCGATATAATGAGGAGCAGCAAATTATACAGCAGCGTACAGATGATTTCCAAAATCGTACTAAAGGCTTATTTAACCAAGAATTCAAAGGTTTTGATTTCAAATTAGGTGAAAAGAAATAATTCTTCTGTTGCAGAAACCCAATCAGACCTTAATAACTTTGTCAAGAAGTTCTTGAACGAACAAGGTGAAGTGTCAGATTTAACTGGGTATCATAAAGCTTTATATGTAGCTAATAACCCCGACAGAGTAATAAATCATTTTTACGAGCAAGGCAAAGCTGATGCAATTCGTGATTTAAATGCTAAATCTAAAAACATTAGCAATGAACCACGGCAAACGCAGAGCGGTGACGTATTTATTAATGGTTTAAAGGTTAGGGCTATTACTGGTGCTGATTCTACAAAACTTAAAATAAAACGAAAACTTAAAAATTAAAATAAATGGCACTATCACCATTGTTTGGGGACATTAACCCAACATTACAAAAACAAGCTACCAGCGGAAACTACCTAGATTTTACTAGTGGTGCTGGTAATGATTTCTCTCAGCAGTACCTTCCTGAGATTTATGAAGCTGAAATAGAGCGTTATGGAAACCGTACGCTTTCTGGCTTTTTAAATATGGTCGGCGCTGAGATGCCTATGACTTCTGACCAAGTTGTATGGAGTGAGCAAAATCGCTTACACATTTCGTATGATGCATGTACACTTACAGCTACTGACGACGCAACCCTTACTATCCAAGATAGCGACGGGAGTGTAGCCGGTGGAAAGCCGCACGCTATTCGCGAAAATGCTTTAATCGTTATTTTAGATCCAGCAACTGGAACTGAGTATAAAGCAATTGTAAAAGGAACACCTACAGCAACAACTGTAGAAGCGCACCCTTTTGGGGCCGCCGCTTGGGACGCAACAACAGCTGCTGCAACACTTAAAGTATTTGTATTTGGTTCTGAATTTGGAAAAGGAACTGCTGGAATGCAAGGATCTGTTGAGCCTTCTTTCACACAATTTTCTAACTCACCTATTATCATTAAAGATAAATA